AGGAGAGGGAACTCCACCTCATACCAAGATGCCTGCATACACTCGCTTCCAGAAGAACGCCGTCGCTCGCGCCGTCCCCGTCGCCCGTGTCCTTGACTTCAGCGGTGAGTCGCTCAAGGTCTCGGTCCGCAACAACGTCTCCAACAATGGAGAGCGCTGGACTCAGCAGGAGGAGCGCAACATGGTGAACATGCTCCGCCACGATAACATGAATGTCACCGAGGTGGCCAATGCCCTTCACCGTAGCCCGCTGGCTGTCCACTACCGCATCGATAAGGTGCTGACTGAGCACATTGGTGAGGATGACGTCAGCCTTCTGGAGGCGTCCAAGTGGCTGCACCCGCACATCAGTGCGCGTGAGATGTCGGAGGACTTCAAGAACTACATTGACGCCTTCAATGCGAAGATGGCCACCGCAGCCAGGAGCTGAGCGGCTACGTGCATCATTGCGCGATTAGGGCTGACCTTGTTGGACAAGAATGCCCAAAGCGTCACGGCGGGGTTGAAGTGACCACCTGAGATAGGGCCGAAGAAGTAGGCCGCAACAGCGAGGGATGCGCCAATGGCCAGCGGGGTACCCACATACGAAATCGTTCCAATCAAAAGCAGTGTGCCGAGAAACTCTGCGAGGATTGGCGTCATTTTCCTTTTGGATAGACTTAAAACGAAACCCCCCTACAATGTAAAGATGGATATCTCTGGTAATCCTGCGCCCCCTCCCCGCCCTGGTACACCCCTGCCCAAGCTCCTTGAGGGCATCAAGACCATCGGTGACATTTTCAAGCGCATGGAGTCCAACACGACGCTCGAGTCCTTTGTGGACGCGGGATGTGCCGCCACAGGTGTGGGCATTGAGACCAAGCCGTTACTAGAGGCAGAGATGGAGCTTCCTGTTCCAGCCACCCGCGAGGACAACATCATGACCCTGAAGCAGCAGTTCGGGTCGCTGGCCAAGTTCAAGGATGTGCCGATGACGTATGCGGAGATGCGGGCGCGGTATGGGTGAATGCACGGCGCATTAGCGGCGTGCCTCGGGTGCATTGGAATTCCCGAACTGCTTGTAGTAGTCCTCATACGACATGGTCGGTACAGGCGGCGCATTCTCCGTAACCTGCGGAATGAACTTCTCGTACAGCTTCTTGCCTACGACAACCGACGCCTGTTCTGGAGTGATTTCACCCTTTTCCACCTTCCGCTTCATGGCCAGCATCTCAAAGAACGTGGAATCCAGGCGGTCCTCCGCGTGCATCTGCCACAGGCTGGGGTAGTTGTAATACAAAACAGAGTTCTCCTGCTCCATCTTGGTCATGAACTCCTCGCGCCGCAGGTGGCGCCACTTCTTCTTGGAGTGGTCCATGTTGCGGACGAGGGCCTGAATCTCGGTGGCCTTCAGTTCGGTGGCGGTGATATGCGCCTCACCCGCGGCGACTTCGGCAGGGGTCAACTCACGTGCTTGCTGGGGCTGTTGCGACATTATGAGAAGTAGCCACAGAATCTATAAGCGGTTTCAACGCAGCCACCAATCGTACGCACTCCTCATGAGCCGTCATGCCCGTCAGGATAATGTTGCCAGTACGGAACACCTTAGCAATCCACTTGGTCTCGGGAAAGTAAATCTTGACTGCGGGGTACACTGCAGGTTCGTAATCCGTCTTGACCCCGGCTGCGCGCAGTCCAGCGTACAACTTCTCGCGCGACAGGCTCTCAGTTGTCGTCAGGCGCGTCTTGTAGTTCATCAGCACCACACGCCTGCTCTTGGTGTCCCACGTTCCCTCTACGACGGCCGCGGGACACGTCGTACGAATGTGTCCACCCAAGATACTCATGACATCGCGGTCATATCTCTCGTCCAGAACGCCCGTGATATGAAACACGCCGTTCTGGAAGACCTTGACTGTAATCTCCTTGCGCAAGAGCGTTCCGTCTCCGTCGCTCATCACCACCATCGTGATGGAGTTATGTCCGAACCCCGTTGTCCGCTTTGGGGCTGCCTTCTTGCTTCGTCGCTTGATGAGGTCCCGCTTGCTTGAGCCCCGAATCGGGGACCCCTGCTTCTCTATCTTGATTAACGCGTTCGTCAGAGGCAAAGACTCCAACAGGGTTGTCGTGTTGAACTTCACGTCCAGCGTGTGCAAGACCACCATTGTCGTCAGAGTCGGAGTGTCCATGAGGTGAAGCTGTGTAAATGGTATCGATTTCCATTTTCCAAGCATTCGAAAAGGAGAGCGGGACTCTAGACACTGCAATGCAAGGAAATGCGCGAATGACCTTGCGAAGGCGCACCTCTTCCATTGGCGTCAACATCCACCCTTCAAGATAGCCGAACCAAATAACGGCTGTCTTGTGGTGGGTCAAGATTGCAGTGGCCGTGTCTGCCAGCTGCTCCAGCGGAGTCTCTGACAGGTCAAACACATCCGCTGGCTTTGGAGTGGGGTATGTGTAGACGGTCAGCATTATGTTACTGTGCGAGGGTATTGGTAAGTGTTTTTGTACCCAAGTCCGTTGTTGGGCAAGGGCAGCCTGCCTGCGCACGCCGAGCACGTCGACGCAAGTGTAACCTTCTTGCATGTCGGGCAGCAGTTGCCGTTAGGAGTGACGCTGTATCCCTGGCGGTTGGCATAGACCGTCCGGTCCACGTTCCCGACTCGTGCCGTGCCTGCCAACTGGTCCTGCAGTTCAGGGACCATCGCCGACGTGTAGCACGTCTTTGTAATCTGCGAGGGCTTGGCGTTGATTCGCCTCTCACCGCCCGACAAGGCGCCACCGGCAGTATACGCCAAAAAAGCAGAGGCATCCTGTACCGTGTGGCCACCACCGTAGACCCTGCTCGCAGGGGTTGATGTGGCCGGGGCGTTCAACACAACCGTGCAGGCTGTATTGGGGACCAACGTCTCATAGTTGCCCGAGGCCGCCAGCATGCGGACAATCTCGGTCTGGTGGCTGGCATCGCGATGGGGGCGGGTGTCCACGATGTTCGGAAGCCGCTGCTTCATGCGGTTGAGGTATTCACTGTAGGAAGACATCCTTACATCTTCTCCCAGAAATTACACACACTTCCGCTCATACGCCCGGATGCGTCAAGAAGTGACGACGGCAGCACTCGCGGGTCAGTCCAAGGTCCGTCATGGCCCGTCCCTCTGCAGTGACAGTTGTGGAATGGGTCAGATACAGAATCTGGGCATCCTCAGGGCGCCCGTCCTCACGGCGGTACTCCTTGATTAGCTCGAGGAATCGCAGCCACTTGCCTGCAATGGGGAGGTTGCACGTGTAGCAGCGTACAGGAATCGGAAAGTCCATACTTGACTGTCTTACTAGTTGAGCTGCTTCCGTTTTTTCCAGTCAAACAAGTAATGAAGTTCAAGGTTCCAAAGCTTCGTACGTGGGGCGTCCTGTTGTTTGCAGTGGTCATTGTGGCTCTGTTCGGCTACATCTTCGGGAATGCGGGCCAGTTTCAGTCCACGTACGACCCCGACACCAAGCGCTTCTCCGAGAATTCCATTGATGTGGCGATGGCCAATGGCACAGTGAAGCACGAGACCCCGACCATGTATGCACCCCCGACGGCGTCCAAGACGGAACTGCTGTTCCCGCCTTCGGAAGAAGACCTCCAACGTCTTTCAGGCAACTAATAATGGAACCTAACCCGCGCTTGGTGTTGTCCAGCGTCTCCATGTTGCTTCCCACGGGAGCCTACCTGGCAACCAAAGAATACGTGTCTGCCGCCATCACAGGCGGATGCCTCGTCTTCTCTATCCTTCACCACGGAACCAAACCCATGTATCCCGAGGTCCTGTTGGCGGACATGGTCTTTGCAAACATGTGCGTGTTGGCAGCAACGCGTACAACCCTGCAATGGTTACCCTGGTCCTTGAGTCCGTACCTCGCCTTTCTAGGGTATGGACTTTCGGTGTATCACTACGGACATTCTCACTCTATATTAGCATGGGACCCGGACCCATCTGTGGCAACTACGTGGCATGCCAGCCTGCACTGGGTCAACTCGTCCCTATCCGCCTTCTCCATTTTAATGGCGGGTGCGGTAAACGTTTAATGAAGCCAAATTACTGGCTAGCCGCCTCCAGTTTGTTTCTCATGATGCCCACCTGGGCAGCGTGGAAATGCGGAGACACAATCCGCATCTGGTATCACACAGGCGTCACAGTCATCTCCGTCACCTACCACCTGACCAAACACCCTGTCATCTTCTGGATTGACTTTGTCACGGCGAACAGCATGGTTCCCTCCATTCTGCCGCTCGTGTCTCAACGCGACTACACGATGTTCACCTATGCATGCGGTGTCGGGTACTGCTTCTTCATGTTCTACTACGGCTACATCAAAAAGGACTTGGTGTGGAACCCCGACGTGAACCAGGCGACCCCGTACCATGTCAGTCTCCACTATGTTGCCTCCATGGCCTGCGCTCTTGCTTTGTTGATTGCCAACTCGGCTATAGTTCTGTCTACCAATTCATCTCTAACTCTTGAGCACTCCAGAACTCCGACGTCCCATTTGGAAGTTGCCGACGCACCATGAACGGCAGTTTGCGCTGTTCAATCTCCCGCCTGGCCACGTTCCAGAGGAACATTGGGTCAGACGTCTTGAGACCCTCCAACCCCACAAGGGGCTTGGCGCCGTCCGCAATCTGCTGTGCCCGCGCAGCCAGCATGTCCACATACTCGTACTTGGTGAAGTACGGCTGCGTGATACGCGCGACCTTCAGGGCCTCCACAACCTCAGGACGAAACACAGGCTTGACTTCAGGGTGGTCCATGCTCTCTTGTCTTCAAGGTATCTTCTTTCGTTTTCAATAAATGCCGACACGCCCTGCGGATGCATCTGACTTTACACGAGCCAATCGTATCAATGCAACCATTACACTGGACCCATCCAAGCAGTCGCGCGTGTACCAATGGGTCGACAGGACCCTTATCGCCCCTACAGTGCGGGCGGGCGCAGTGTCATCCGTCAGGAACACGATTCTCCGCGACCCTATCATCAAAAGCCCGCGGTTCAACGGAAGAGTTTATCTGGCCTAGTCACAAATGCCGACCTTGTCCGCATCTGACTACACCAACTTCGTCAAACTGAAGGCGGCCAATGCCGCATATACGAATGGTCGTGTGCCCACGACGATTCAAACGTCTGACCAGCCCTATGCGACCTCCTCAGTCCTGAATGCGCAGTTGTTTGCGAGTCAGGCATCGTTGGTCGTCACGCCCAGGCAGACAACGCTGGTGTCCACTGCACTCGGTCGCGTGCGCCCCTACACTGGCTACGGACGGGTGAACAATCCTAAAAATCTGTCCACGGTGTCCACCAGCGGCCAGGGTGGAAACATGAAGTACGTTCCGGGGTCTGTGGACACGGGCCGCCCGCCGCCTCTGGGTCGTCCTTTTATCTAGACACGTCGCTCCGCTCCTCAGACACGTCGCTCCGCTCCTCAGACACGTCGCTCCGCTCCTCAGACACCCCGTGCACTCTGCTTCCACATCTCATCGCAGACTGCACACTGATACATCCAGACTACATTGACGGGGTCCAACTTGATTCCGACAATGTCAGACTCCCTGCCCTGCGTGGGACAGGTATGGTTAGGACACACCATGGTCTTGAAGCGAGGCAGCGTGGAGTCGTACTTCAAATACGGATTGATGGAGTACTGCACGGACGTGTCCTGCTTCAGGTCATGCTCGTAGACCACAGGGTTCTCCTTGACAATCGGCTCCTCGTAGGGGCACGACCGGCACTTGAGGAATGCACCCTTACGCCCCTCCGCCTCCCGCTCCACAATGTCGTACAGAAAGTTGGAACACTTGGCGCAGAACTTCATTGCTTGTCTTTTGGCCTAGAGAAACGCTATCCATTTCCAAGCACAGACCAATTCCACGTTCCCATATTTGTGCGTTAAAAATGGACCAATCGGACTTGGATTCTTGTCGGCCTATTCAAACAGGATGCCCGATTCTCAGTTTGTTCGCTTCCTGCAGGGCACGGGTAAGCAGACCGATTCCGGCAAGAAACGCGAGGGACGTCGTGCAGAGGAGGGAAGTGGAAGCGGCACCCACAACTTCATGCTCGGTGGCACGGTCTCTGGCACGTATCTCATCGACGAAGACGACGAGCCTGAGTTCTACAAATTGTACTGCGACCATCTCCGTCAGTTCGGGTACCTGACCCTGACCGAGAAGAGCACGCGGATTGGCGCACTCCGCGTGGACCTGGATTTCATCTACGGCAAGGAGGTTGAGGAGCATCAGCACACGCGCGAGCAGGTGGTTGAGTTCACCAAGGCGTATATGGCGGAGGTGAAGAAGTTGCTGGTGATTGAGAAGAGTGTGGAGGTCTTTGTGATGGAGAAGCCCGCACCGACCTACGAGAAGAAGGGCGACCGCTCCAAGTCGGGAGTCCACCTGGTCATCCCCGCACTGAAGACCAATCGGTATGTGGAGGAGGAGGTCCGCCGTATCCTGCTCCCGAAGATGGACACGTTCTTCCCAGGACTGAAGGAGAAGCTGAAGGATGACTGGAAGAAGGTCTATGACCCATCTCCGCTAACACACACAAACAATTGGACCCTGCTTGGTTCTCGCAAGGCAGACGGCGCTCCGTATGAGTTCAAGTACATCATTGACTGGGTGGCTGAGACGGGCGAAGTCAGCATTGACGACGACGTGCCCATTCATGTCACGCCCGAGTTGGTGAAGAAGTTCTCTGTTCGGTCCAGCCCGTCTCAGGAGACTCCGCTGACGGAGCACGCAAAGGAGGCTGTCCGTAAATCCGAGGAGCCGTCCAAGGTCTCGGGCGGCCGCGCAGTGACTCCAGCCCGTGGACGTCCTGCAGCCCGGGGCGAGGCTGGGTCGCGCGGGGAGTCGCCTGGACATGGGACGTACCAGCAGCCGCTGTCGGAGGTGATGCTCAAGTACTACTCAGCTCACGTATCCAATTTGGGTGAACAGCGGTACAAGGACTACAAGCTCTGGATTGACTTGGGCATCTGCTTGAAGAATATCCACCCCGACCTGGAAGCAGTGTGGCTTGACTTCTCTGCGCAGGACGAGCGCTACAATGCTCGAGAGACCATCGCCAAGTGGAATGGATTCGGCTTCCGCAATGATGGCGCGCGGCTCGGACCGCCCAGTCTGTTGGCTTGGTCGCGCATGGACAACTCCGAGACCTACATGGAGATTGAGAAGATGAACATCAGTCGTCTCATCAAGGAGGCCTCCGTATCGCAGACGGAGCACGATGTTGCACTCGTGGTCCACGCTCGGTACCGCGACGAGTTCAAGTGTGCCCGCTTCAGTGCTTCGGCGTGGTATCGGTTCCGCGGACACACATGGCAGGAGACGGACAAGGGTGTGTCTCTGCAGTGCCGCCTGTCCAACGAGATTGCCAAGGACTTCTTGCGAGCTGAGGCCGAGGTCTCGCGTGAGATGCTGGACACAGACCCGTGTTCATGCACAAAGGCAGAGAAGAATCCGGCATGCGAAATGTGCAAGAAGGACGATGAGAAGAAGAAGTATATGCAGGTCCGGAATCGTCTCAAGACCGTGAGCTTCACGGAGAACGTGATGAAGATGGCCCGTCTGCTGTTTCTGGATGAGGAGTTTGCGACCAAAGTGGACGAGAACCACAATCTGATTGCCTTCAACAATGGCGTTCTGGATACGCTGAAGATGGAGTTCCGCGATGGAAAGGCAGAGGACTACATCTCCTTCTCCACCAACCTGGACTATGACCCCAGCAAGCCATACTACGACCACGAGTGCTGGGGTGAACTGGACAGGTTCATCCACGATGTACTGCCTGACCCCGACATTCGGTTCTATACTCTTGCGGTGCTCTCCACAACGCTGTCGGGATGCAATGAGGCGCAGAAGTTCCACATCCTCACGGGTAACGGCTCCAACGGCAAGTCCATGCTCATGAACCTGATGATGAAGGCGATGGGTGACTACGCGACCAAGGCCTCGGTGACGATGCTGACACAGGGTCGCGGCAAGACGGGTGCTGCGAATCCGGATTTGATGAGGCTGAAGGGCAAGCGTCTGGCAACGATGGCTGAGCCCGACGAGGGCGCGGCATTCAACAGCGGCTACCTCAAGGAGCTGACGTCGTCGGAGCCTGTCATTTGCCGCGACCTGTATGCGGGGTCCAAGCAGATGGTGGAGTTCATTCCGCAGTTCCGCTTCTTCTTCTCGTGCAACGACAAGCCCGTGATTAACACGACAGATGGCGGTACGTGGCGCCGTCTGGTCGTGGTGGACTTCCCGAACAAGTTCGTGGTGAGCCCAACGAAGTCCAATGAGAAGCTTATGGACGAATCCATCCAACACAAGGTCGTATCGACGGAGTGGGCCACCTGCTTCCTGTCCTACTTGGTCCACGTGTTCAAGGAGGGCAACGGACACCGGCGTCTCCAGCCACCGAGCAAGGTGATGGCATATACGAGCGACTACAAGGAGGACAATGACGCGATCGCCAAGTTCCTCCGTGAGAAGGTCCACGTGTCCACCACGCCCCCACCTGCGGGCGACGAGCGTGCATCGGTTACATGGACTGCGGTTCTGATTATGTTCAACGAGTGGAAGCGTGCAAACGACATTCAGCGCTTTGGAGTTGGCGCATCTGCATCGGGGTCCGAGCTGAAGAAGCGCATGGAGGCAGCCTACGGAAAGGTGCCTAGCGGCGGGTGGACTTCCTTCCAGCTCGGCGACGCTTAGACTTGGACTTGTGGCGGCGGCGGTACGTGCGGTGACGACCACCCGTTGGAGCAGGGGTCATTCTCATCCACGAAGGTACGTAAGCACTAATCCCCGTTGGAGCAGGAGCTGCAGCAGGAGCGGAGGCGGCAGGAGCGGAGGCGGCAGGGTCGGGTGCTACGGCAGCGGATGTTGATTGCTTTGCACCCATTATTACTCATTCCTCTTTTATTCTTCGCGGGCGCCGACTCCACGGCGGGCACCGATGCGAGTCAGGATGTAGGTGCGCAGGAGGCCGATGGTGAAGACGACAACCGCGAACGACACAATCAGGTTGAGCAGGTCGACGACGACCTGGCCAATCTTCAGGTTCGCCGACCCGACCTTGATGGCGAACGCAGACACACCCTTTTCAGCCGACATGGCGGGAGCCAACAGCGGGGTGATAACGCCGTCGGTGAGGGAGCTGAAGAACTTGGACACGACACTGCCAAGGTAGAACGCAGCTGTCAAGATGATAATGTCGCGTGTATCAAGCATTTGTTCTGTGTCTACATTCTTTTTAGGTATCAGTACAATGAAGCTCCGCAGTGCGGCGTTAGACTTACTTGCTGGAAAACACGCGTCCTTGCTGGCGTTTGATTGCGAGTTCTGGCACAAGGGGCAGGCATTCCTTCCTCGGGAGGTGGGTGGCTACCACCTGACTCGCACTGGAGACTCGTGGACGCGTTCAGCCCCTTTCTTTGTCGTTCTGCCTCCACCCGCAGGCCAGCTCAACCGCGTGTCGTCCAAGTTCTCCACCACCACACCCGCAACCGCCGAGTCGCTGGACCTCTTGGAGGAGACGGAGCGGTCTGCACCCGAGTTTCTGGGCGACAAGGACATTGTGGACGTCTACTTTGCCGACTCCAAGGTCAAGCCCCATCTGAAGCCCACGTCGTGGTTGAAGGGGTTCGCAAAGTTGATTGGCGAGTCGGTGGTGGTGGTGAAGGGAGACACGGACCTGAAGGCCATCAAGTCTGCCTGCGCTGCACACGGGTTCACGTTCAAGGCACCTCTGGGTATCGTGGACATTGCCAAGCACAACCCCGAGTTCACCAAGCGGTGCAAGACGGCCAAGCTGGAGGGCACGTACGACTGCATCAAGAAGGAGCTGGACGCTGGACTGAAGAAGGCGTTTCCTGTCGGCAAGGCCCACAACCCTGTCTCCGATGCCGCCATGGCCATCCAGATTGCCGCGTGGCTCGTCCAGAAAGATGTTAAGTAGACACAATGGACACACGGTTTTGGGGACCGAGTGGGTGGGAGCTCTTCCACTTAATTGCGTTTCGTTCACCTCATCCCGACGATGTACTGAACCAGATGAAGGACGTTCTGCCCTGTAAGTACTGTCGCGCCAGCACCACGCAGTACGTCCACGACCATCCGCTCCGCCTTGCAGGCTCCGACACATCCACGGGCCCCGGCAAATGGCTCTACGAAATCCACAACATGGTGAACAACAAGTTGCGGACCCAGTGCGCAGACGACCCGAAGGTGGTGGACCCTGGACCCGACCCGAAGTTTGAACAGGTCAAGGCCAAGTACATGGCCATGAAACCCACCAAGGTCCCTGGGCGCGACTTCTTAATGTCGGTTGCCTACAACTTCAAGCCCGAGAAGACGAACATGGCGACGCAACGCACCTTCATGCATGCGTTATCCAAGGTGTTCCCATTTGACGACTACCGCACGGTCTTTGCCGACTACATTGAGGAGCACGAGGTTGCACTGTCTTCTCAGCGCGCCTACCTCAGGTGGATGTACGGACTGCTGAAGGCCATGTCCCCAAATATCCCGTCATTCAAGGCGTACGTGAGGCGTGTGGCTTACTACAAGAGCGGGTGTTCTAGTAAGAATGATCGCAGCACCACCTGCCGAAAACAACGAGGAGGAAGTCGGGACCACCACCGGACTCATCGGGTTTCGCACCGAGAGCTACTTGGCAAAACAGAGGTATGAGCGTGCATCCCTGTGTCTTCAAGTGTATATGTGGAGTTGGTTCGTGATTACACTCTATATTGTGTGGATGCTTATTCCATCATTCCCATGAAGCCCTTGCGGCTCTTGCGCCCCTTGCGGCCGCTGCGACGGGTCTTCTTGCTAGAGGACGACGACTTCTTGTACGTCAGCTTCGCCGCCTTGATGACCTGCGACAGACCCATACCCTTCTTGTACGTGCCCTTGCGCTTCATGTCCGCCATTGTTGACTTTACGTGAGAGAGCCAAGCGTTTGCCATTTTGTTAGTTCAGCACGAAAATGTTACACACTCGCTCGTTCAATGAATCCAGCTCCTGTTCCTGCCAGATTCCACTGGCATCCTGACGCGACAATGTCGTTGTCGCCTGCATACACACCTCTGGACTTGTCAGGCACGACCAAGACCAAATTGTGTTCCGCAAACCGCTTCAGCTCCTCGGGGTCGCGAGGATGAAGCGCACGGGCGTAGTCGAGACGACGCAGGCCCGAGTCACCCCACGACAGAGTGACGAGTGGCTCCAAGTCCGACCCGCGTGTTTCGGGACCCGAGACCAGAATCAGCTTACCCGCAAGTGTGTCCAGCGGCACCTCAGCCAGGTTAGGGGTCGGCGGCACCAAATGACGATGGAGCGTTTCCCGTAGAGACTTGGCCACTGCATTGAGTGTCACGGTCGTATCCGTGTGAAAGACCAAGGACAGGACAAAGGGGTCTCGCCGCAACGCGAAGAATGCCTGGTTCAACAAGGTCACACACACGGGTTCAAACTTGTCACCCGACGGCAGGATGACGGGACGGTCCTGCATATCAGATCCAATGTTGAGCTCCAGCAGTCGCTTGCCGCTTGACATGGCGTCGTCCACGTCGGTTGTCCCAGCCACATAGTAATCGGCCACGCGCTTGCGGGGAGGAATTGCCACTTCTGTCTTCACCTCTTGTGCAATGAGGTATCCAGCAGCCACGAGGGCGCCAGCCACCAATACCATTTCCATTGTGTTGTGGCATGCTAATTTTCAGGCATTCTGAACAGAAGGTTTCGGAATGCGTTCATCACGTCGTCGGGTATCGGTTTGTCCATGGGAAGGTTCATCAGACATGCCCAGTGAAAGTACAAACAGTACATGCCGCACTCCGTGTCCTTCTTCTGGTGCTGCACAGTGTTGTAGGAGAGTCGCATCGGCTGCTGACCCGAGACAGCATCCCACTGTCCCTGCCACCGCGTCATCAGCTCCACAATTTGCGGTTCGGGCTTGTGGGCGTAGGAATCAAAGTACGTCATGCGGGGATACTCCAGGTCGGGGCGAATGTCGCAAAAGGCCGCAATCCAGTGCTCTCCGGGACCATCCGACGTGTCCGTGTTGAACACGATGCCAATGCGCGTCTTGCCCTTCTTTGCCAGCTTGTCTAGGCGCATAGAACACAGCGTGCTCACGATGCACTCTGACAACTCCGACTTCTTGTCAAAGTCAATGGGAACACATCCCACAAAGTAGTATCCCTCGAACAGTTTGACATACTGCCTCTCGACCTTGTCAATGTCGTCGCTGGACAACCAGTCCGTCCTCTTTGCGGCCCAGTCCGCAGGTGCATTGGGCGGCGCCATCAAGGAGGATACGATGCAAGACGGTGTACCCTCGGCACACTTGGAATGCAGGCGGCGTTGGAGGTCGGACCATGACTTCGCAGGTGGCTCCTTCGGATGAGCTGAGTTGTAGACCTTTGCTAGTTGTTTGACTTCCTTCGCGTCAAACAGCGACCCCATTGTTAAAAACGGACGCTTTTAATCTTGCTAAACGAAAGACCACTATCATGGAGAACCTCACACCTGTCCTGAGCAAGTACATCCAGACCACCAAGCGCCTGACCGAGATGAATGCGGATATCGCCGAGGTCCGTGACATCAAGCGGACTCTGGAGCTGGATTTGGCCGCCGTCTACGCCACCAACACCCTTCCCGACAAGATTGAGCTGCGTGAGTCCAAGATGACCTTTGCGGTCAAGCGTCCTAACCAGTGGAAGAAGGGCTGGACGCTCTCCAAGAAAACCCTGGAGACGTATCTGCGTGACATCTTGGGCGATAAGGGCCAAGAGGTCATGAAGGAGATTGTCCGTCGCCACGAGCCGACGCTGACGGAGGATGATTTCGGGTTCGAGTTGAAGTCGATGGATCATTGATGTATGGTCTTGGGTTTCTGACTCTTGAGGGTCTCTTCCATCTCCCGAAGGAGTTTGGACAGTTCATGGAGGTGTCGTTGGGCTTCCTTAGCGTTTTCATGTGGTAAGAATCCGTGTTGAATACGAGTGACTGCGCACGATAAGGTTTGCTGAGTCTGAAGCACGCGGTGAGCCAGCGTGCACAGATGCTTCACCATGAACGTGATATGCGTTAATGCCAGAAAATATGTTTAAGCCCGACGCGATCCACGGCGACGACGGGTGCGGCGGCGTCCGGCGGTGGCGCGCTTGGCGGCGGCACCAGGGGGCGGAGGAGGGCCTCGAAGAGTAGGGCTTGGATTCGACACTGAACCCAGCGGCTCGACGGGAGGTAAGGCTGCAGCCCGAAGAGCAAGAGTCCTCGCGGACATCGGAGGGGGCGGCTTCCTCACCGGCGCTTCCTCCTCCTCTGCCACCGCCGCCGCCTCCTCTTCCTCCTGGCGCGCCCGGCGTTTCTCTGCCTCTTCCATGTAACGGAGAAGGGCGGGACTGTCCTCGCCGCGCCTACCCCCACGACGGCTACGGGAACGACGACCTCCACTCGTCATCTTTTCTTTGATCGCGGCTATCAGAGCACTCTTGTCCGCGCTATCTGTGATTCCTTTGTCCGCTTCGACCTCAGGAATAACCTTCTTGGCTGCGGTGGCAAGTTCAGGAGTCTGTGTGAGGCTAGCGATAGCATCCACTGTACCCGACAGGGCGTCGGGAGCATTCTTTGCCTTTTCCTCCTTGTAGATTTCAACCTCGTCTTTGAGCGCAGCAACTGCCATTGCCACCACTTCAGGATCTTCAGCACCACCCCGGCGGAGTGTCCGACGGCCACGAACTGAACGCGTGCGAGTACGACGAGCCATTTACCATTACTCCAAGAAAGACTTCACAGGCCGTCGTCTTCCCGTTCCTTGAAGT